CGTAGGTCCCACATACATCAGATTTTCCTGTTTCACTTCTTCGGCTGCTGCCTGTGTTTCAGTCTCTTTTACTGCTTCAGCAGTATCTGTCTTCCTCGGCATAATGCTTCGGTTCCCTCCTTCCTATCTTCGGCACGTTGAATGAGATCGCAACTCCTCCGAAGTAGAACGGATATGTGTCTTCATCCTGAATGGCCCATTCGATGTCCTGCTCTGCTCTGAACTTCTTGTTCAGAAGAGGCTCTGCTGCAAATCTGTCCACCACATCCTGAATCATGTTCATGATGTGTCTGTGACCGATATTCTTCTTTGAGTGATCGCATATCCCGAAGTGAATCTCTGTTGCGACCACCCACGGACTATCATCGTCCGCAGTTTTTCCTGTTTCTAATTTCACGAGAGCATATGGAAAGAACTGCGATTCATCTTCTTCGTCATCTGTCACAACTGGAAGGTTCTGTTCGTACACATTCAACCCTGTCACAGTTTCCCCTGACGTATTCTCTGTTGTGATTCCCCGAAAAAGTTTCTTCATTTCTTCCACAAGGTCCCTCTGAAGTTCTGCTGCTGTCATTGCTTACCCCACAATCTTCTTGATCTCTGCTTCGAGGTTCTTGCGAAGGTCTGACTGTATCGGCTCTTTAAGTGCTCCTGCCATTCCTCTCTCGCCCTGATATACTTTTTCAACCATTTTCGGGACAGAGTTTGAATGAAACACCTTGACCGGGAGCCTGTCTTTGCCTTCCCTCTGCATCACCAGTCCGTTGCGCTTGAACGCTTTTCCGCCTTGCGAACTGACCAGTTGCTTCAGACCGCCGTTCACGATGTCTGCTGCCGCGGCCGCTCCGCCTTTTTTCGGTCTGCCTGCCCGGTTCTTAAATCGCACGAGTGTCAGAGGCTTTCCATCCGCATCCACCGATGCCGTGAGGTTTCCTGTTGACGCATTTTTGATCTTCATGTGACTATTGAATCCGACCTGCTTAACTGTATAGGCTCCTTTTGCGCTTTGCGCGATTCGTTTCCTTGCCTGCCTTGCAGTCTTGTTCACGGCATTCTTGAATACCTGTGGGGCCTTGCTCTTCATGTCTCCCAGTTTCTTCTCAACCAGTTCCAGTTCTGCCCTGTTTACCTCATAGGTAATCATCCTCTGTTCGCCTCCAACGTGATCGAATAGATTCCATCTTCAGCAATCGCATCGGCCACTCTGTAGTCTCTGCAGATGTTATATCCATATCATCAAGTTCAATCGTGACATTAATGTAATCATCCGGCTTTTGTTTCAGTTGGGACAAAAGAACAACCGTCTCCACATGCGGTGTCGTTTTTCACTGCTTTAACAGTACGCGAACCCGCATAGTTACTGAGTTTTTACACCCTTTGACAGGTTGCTAATATCTGCAATCATAAGGTTAAGACATGGCGTACAGACCGTTTGACTTTGTAAACGTGTGGCGGGTACGCCGATTTGTTTTGGGCATTTTTGCGAATGGCATTAACACCCTTTCAATGTTCACTTTTATTGAAACCGATATTTTCCTTTTCCATGTCCTGTTACAGGTACGATTACCTCACTATCAACCAACAGTTTTATTAACTTGGAAGCTCCTGATGGCTTTAATCCAGTAATTTCTTCAACTATCGTTCTTCCGAAACAATTTTCTTTTCCACATTTTGAAAATATTTCTACTGTATGATTTATTGTTTTTTCTGAAATCGTATCTGAGAAAGAAAGTAATTTATTTCGAATGTCCACTTTTGTGCTTTTAATGTCCACTTCTCCACTCTCAATGTCCACTTTTACTCTTTCAATGTCCACTTCTGCAAACCTTCCACTAATGTGCATCGTACGATTATGAAGTTCATTCTTCTCATCCAACAATAAATTTCTTAAAAACAATTCCAAATACTCGGTTGTTTCATGAACACCATTTTTCAAATCGTTATAATTGGCCCTAACAAGTGCATTTCTAAAATACCATGCATTCTCCGCAAAAATGTCGTTAGTTGTATCAAATCCAAGTGTTCTAAGATACTTAATAAAAAATACTGCCGTAGTTCGTGTATTTCCTTCTCCGAATACATGTATCTGCCATAATCTTGATACAAAAAACGCCAGGTGGTGAATAATTTCTTCCATGCTCAAGTTTTTATAACTAAACTTCTTTTCCTCTGCAAAATCATAGTCCAGGGTTGCACAAAGTTCTGATGCACTTCCATAAAGAATCGTTGCTCCATTCAGCACCCACTCTTTTTTTGTGATATTATAATCTCTAAGTTTTCCGGCATGTCCATAAATCCCTGTAAATAACTTTTTATGAATAGAGATATACTCATTCGGAGTAAAACTAAATGCTTTCTCCGACAAAATTTTTGCTATTCTAACGGCAACTTTGTCGGCCTCTTCCGTACGGTCTTCTATATCTGCTTTTGGATTTTCTTCATAATACGTGTTGAGAAGTTCTTGCGCTTCATCAATCGAAATATCACCTTCAATATTCTTTATTGCAGTATCAATCAAATACTTCGAAGTCTTTAATCCATCCACTGCTTGAAGTCCGATAGCTGTATGCCAGGCATAACCTTTGTCTCTTTTATTCGGTTCTGATTGTTTCATATACTCTTTAAAGGGATCTTTATCCATCAAATTGCCTCCATTCATTTTTACCAATACCAGCTCTTTCTGATACTGTCTTGTAAAGATTTTTCCTTTTCTTCAGCACTTTTTTCATGCTGACGTTTTCCCAGATATTCATCCTCAGTCGCTATAGACGGATCATACCAGTCAGCTTTCTTCAGAGCCCATTCAATCCATTCTGGAGTAATATCTTCATTTCCACTATCTATCATAGCCTGAATATATTCTCTTATTTCCTTTGCAATTCTATAGTCTTCAGCTTTGTTTACAAGTTCTTTTACAAGACGAATTTCTTGTTCTTTTCTTTGTCTATTTTCTTCTCTGCGTCTCTCTTCTTCAACTCTCTTACGTTCTGCCTCTTCACGTGCTTCTCGTACAATTCTATTCTCTTCTGCCTTCTCATACAGGGTAACCAAAATATCACCCAGTCTATCTTCTAATTTTTCAGAATCGTTATCTCTTATGTAGCTTCGCGCCCCAAACACAATACGAAGTTTACCATTATATACCTTGTCATACTTTCTAATTTGCGGTTTTGAAGCCCATCTATGATTTTTGATATCATCATTATATTTTACGAGCGCCTGTGCCTCTTGCTTAGTCATTTCATGCTTCACTTGGTCTTGACTCTCAACCATACAAAATCTAACAATATCTCCTCTAATTTTTACAGACAAATCACTATTAATACTTCCACCTAAAGATTCAATTGTTTTGAATACGGTATCTAATATTGCAATTGCACGTGACATACACTCATCAGACATTTCCTTAAAAAATTCAGGCTCGTTTTCTGGTTTGTTATGTCTTGAATTATAGTATGGTCTACTCTGTACTTCTTTCAGCTTTGACTTATAATCTGTAATATCCTTCTTGTATTGGACTAGCATTTTATGCAATCGTGTACTTTGACTTATCTGCAGATTGCATGCATATTCTAATACTTTATTTCTTTCCGTCTCATCCAAATAATCAAGAATTCCATCCGACCACTCAGGTATGTTGTCCGTTTTTTTCTGCGGTAAATCCTCCTCAGTTACTACGTCCAATTCTTCTGTTACGTCAGTATGCACTTTCTCTACTACTTCTGCCTTAGCTTTCCGAATACGCTTAACAACCGCGTCTTTCGTTATCAATGAAATTTCTGTATCTTCCAATCCAGAAAATTCTACAATCTCATTCGATACATCTTTTCCCATATTCTTCTTAGTCCAATAACCAGAAGAAGGAAAAGATATATTTTCTACTTTACAAGTTGCTATCAGTTTACCATAATTCAAGTTATATTTTCTGGCTACCCCTGCAACTGAAAGAGCCCATATTTCATCATAGAGCTGCTTACAAGTCAATTTAACTATTCCTTTTTCATTCTCCATCCTGGCAGCTCCTTTCCTGCATATTTTTTGTCAACATCTTTGTATTTTCCCAGCGAAAACGCATATTCATAAAGCTCTAATTCTGCTGATCCTCGTTTTCGCTTAATAGAAAAACCAAATCTTTTTTCATTTCTTCAAACTGTTCTATTATAGTATTTAGACTCTTTTCTATATTTTGAACTTGTACTTCTGATGTTTTCCCATACTTATATGCAATCAATCTCTCACCAATTATGTGATAGGACCAACTCTCAGAATATGTTCTATCTCTTATTTTCATAATATATTCTAACAGATATACCCCTCAACCCCGCTTAAACTAGGCATTTCTTAGAGAGGAGACAGACCGTCTCCACATGAACAGTCTGACAAAATTGATCAACGCAGCAGGCTTTTTCCAGCTTATACCCTGCCGCCAGAAATGCTGGAAGATCTCTTGCCAGGCTGGTCGCTTTGCAGGAAATATATACAATATGGTCTACCCCATAA